GACAGAACGTCATTGAATCACGTGAACGTGACAACTCTTATACTGCACAGGGTTATAAGATTGAGAACCTTGGTGATGCAGATAGTGATGATGATGCAGTCAACAGAGGACAACTTGGTAAGGTTATCACTGATGACCTGCTAGAAGGCGAGGCTATCAACCTTACTGATGCTACTGGCGGTACTAACTCTAACAAGCAAGTCACCATCTCTGTTGATAAGAGTACTGCTAGCCAGCGAGGTGTTGTTAAAATTACTGCACCTAGTGTTACTAATGGCAATCCTATCACCATTAACCGTCCTGCTGACGGTGATGTAGAGCTTAGCATTACTGACAACAGTATTGATTTTTCTAAGATTAAAGATGTAGACATCATCACTGAGTCTGAGCAGAATGCTGGCACACCTAGTCCTGCTGATACTAACCTGTTCACTGGAGCTGCATCCTCTAAGCGGTTTGACACTATTGTCTCTGACACCACCCCTGTTGGTAGTGACTGGGAAGTAGGTAAGACGTGGCTTCAGCAGTCTCCTGATAACACACTATCTATCTGGAATGGTTCTGGATGGATTGGTGTTGCTTCTGGTGGTACATTTACTACACAACCTAGTGTTATTTACGTTGACTCTGAAAACGGTAATGATAGCTTTGATGGGCACCGCATCATCAACCCGAAAAGGACAATTAAGAATGCTGTAGCTTCTGCTAATGCTGGTGATATTGTCTATGTGGTTCCTGGAGTTTATCAAGAAGCCCTTCCTATCAATATTACGGTATCTAACCTCTCTATTGTCGGTCAGTCTATCCGTAGCTGCTTTATTCACCCTACTGCTGCTACTGAAACTGAGACGATGTTCCGTTGTAATAGCGGTACGTACATCACTGGCTTTACCTTTGCTGGTCTGAAGGCAAGTGGTAGTCGTGGTGGTCATTCAGTTGATAACGATGCTACCTACGGTCTCCCAACCAATCAAGGTTGGGTTGCAGAATTTTATCCTGGTTCTGTTATTCGTAAGAGTCCCTACATCCAGAACTGTACTAACTTTGCAGACTCTGGTATTGATAACAATAGCTTTGACCCTAATAACTTCCAAGGTACTGGTGGTGACCTTACCTCAGCTCCTACTGGTGGTGGTATCTTTGTTGATGGTTCTGTAGTTGATGCTTCTAGCCCACTACGTAGTATGGTTGTTGATAGCTTTACTCAGATCTGCCTTGATGGTCCAGGTTGTCTGGTAGCTAATAACGGCTATGCACAGCTTGTTAGCTTCTTTGGTACGTTCTGTCATTACCACACTAAAGCACTTAATGGTGGTCAAGCCAACCTTACCAACAGTACAACTGATTTTGGTAGGTATGGTTTGATTGCTGATGGTAAGAGTTCTTCTGCTATCTTTACGTCAACAGCTAATGGAGCAGCAAGTGCTGGTGACACTACCTTTGCTATTAACGAGCCTACTGATAACTGGTTTGGTACTTCTACACGTCCACTGGACAACATGCTTGTTCAGATTGGTAGTGACATTTATGAGATCCTGTCTTCTAGCCCTAATGGTCTTGGTTGGAACGTTACCATCAGTAACCCTAACCCAGCTAACCGTGCAGAGAATCTAGGTCTTGATAATCCTCACGCTAATGGTGTTGCTGTTAGCTTCTTCCTGCAATCCTTTGTTAGTACTTCTAGTCATACCTTTGAGTATGCTGGTACTGGTACAGATTACCGTGCATTGCCGCAAAATGGTGGTGTAGCGATTGAAGCTAATCAAGTTATTAGTCGTAATGATGGTCGTGTCTGGCTTTCTAGTACTGATCAGAATGGTAAGTTTAAAGTTGGTGATACGTTTGAAGTTAATCAACGTACTGGTTTTGTTACCATTGATCCTCAGTCGGTAGCTACTATTGTTGTCTCGGACTCGACTCCACAACTTGGTGGTGAGTTAGACGCACAGAATAACAAGATTGTCAACCTTGGTGCTCCAACAAACAGCGAAGACGCAGCTACTAAGAATTATGTTGATCAAAGTTTTACCAACCTAGATATTATTGGTACAACTTCTATCCAAGATGATGCAATTACTGCTGATAAATTACGTGATAGTACTGTTACCGATAGTGATCGTGCTGTAACTACTAATCATATTCGTAACGATGCAGTTACAGCTGATAAGTTAGCAGATACTACGGTAACACCTGGTACTTATACAGCAACAGATATTACAGTTGATGCTCAAGGTCGTATTACTGCAGCATCCAGCGGTACAATTGCTACAAGTGAGATTGAATCCAATGCAATTACAACTGGTAAATTAGATACTGGTGCTGTTACTACTGCTAAACTAGCAGATGATTCGGTAACAACAGTTAAGATTGCTGACGATGCTGTTACTGAAGCCAAAGTATCAGTAAAAAATGGTTTCGTCCCTACTGGTGCTGTCTTTCACTTCGTCTCTACCGCTGTACCCAATGGATACTTGAAGTGTAACGGTGACACCATTCCTAACGGTTCTGGTACTGTTCAGGGTGTTACTGCAGACTTCTCTGTTTTGTATGCACTTGTCGGGGCAACGTTGCCTGATCTGCGTGGTGAATTTATACGGGGTTTTGATGACGGTCGTGGTGTAGATAGTGGTCGTTCTATTAACACTACACAAAGCGATCAGAACAAACAACATAACCACACCGCAACCTCAACTGTTACTGACCCTGGACACGCGCACGATATTAATGGTTATGGTATAGCTGACGGTGCTAACAGGAGTCCAACAGGAATAATCCAGGACGATGATCGGCAAATCTCTCGTATTTCCAACGCCGATGCTGATGCTATTCAAAGCAATACGACCGGAATCACTGTTGCAACTACGATTGCAAACGATGGCGGTTCTGAGGCACGTCCACGCAACGTCGCACTACTTGCTTGTATTAAATACTAATCTTCAAGGTTAAACATTTTATCTATTTATTCTCTATCATGCTTGTGCAAGACATCGCGGGTCTTTATATCCCGCAACACGATTACATCTCTATTAGCCCTACAGCGGCACCGTCTACTGGAGATCAAACAATTACATATAAACTAGGTGGAGCCAGTGGCACAACCGTTGCTGTTTTGACTGTTACTTATGATGCTGGCAATGTTTCTACTGTAGTGAGGACTTGATAATGGGAGTTAAACTTAACCCATTTACGGGTAAACTAGATGTTGTAGATGCACCAGCAGTAAAAAGTGACACAACTGGCGTTACAGGTGCTGACCAAATCACTAATATGATGTCATTGACGCAAGCAGAATATGATGCAATTTCTTCGCCAGATGCCAGCACCTTCTACATAATCACAGCATGAATAATCTGAACACACAGACCGCCTATGTCGGCAGTGCCGAGATTACTCAGGTCCGTAAAGGTGACCGCTTGGTCCTGGCCCCAAACGGTGACAAGCTTTGGTACGATAGCAACGAGCTGCCAAGCCTTGATCTACGTTTTGCCGAGGACAAATCATTAGTTGACGCCACTACTGGGTCGAACCTTGTTGACTTCACCCGCGCCAGTAGTGGGACGTATGTGGGCAGCGATAGGCTGATCAAGACGGCAACGACGAATTTGTTGCTGCAGAGTGAGTTCCAGAGCAATTGGGCGCTCTTTAATACGGCTTCTTTAGATCCAAACCAAGCGCTAGCTCCAGACGGATTGACAACTGCAGCACTGAATACTTCAACAGATACAACAGACTATGTATATTCTATTCCCGCGACAACCATTGGGGCGCAGTATGTTTTTTCCTTCTATATTAAAGCGGGAACTTCAACGCGAAACCATTGGCACGTCAGGACATCAAGCACTGTTGCTTTTGGTCAGATAAACTGGTCTAGCGGTACGATTGCAAGTCTTGATGTTGGAGTGGGGTCTGCTACTTTTGTCGATGCTGGAAATGGTTGGTACAGAGTTTCGGTTGTTTATACAGCCGCCGAAACGAATGCTCGTCATCGGATAGGAGCGGGAGATAATACGTCAACTATTGGCACTGCTTATCTCTGGGGCGCCCAACTAGAACAATCCTCCACCGTTGGTGAATACGTCAAAACCACCAGCACGATCAACAGTGCTCCACGGTTTGATCACGACCCAACGACAGGTGAGAGCTTGGGGTTGTTGGTTGAGGAAAGTAGGACAAACCTGCTGGAGTATTCGGAGGAATTTGATCAGACGACGTGGAGCGCATCAGGCGCATCAGTTTCCGCAGATCAAACTATTGCTCCAGATGGCAATACAACGGCGGATAAACTTGTTTGCGGAACAGGCACTCCAATTTATCAAGGCATCCAGCAGGCAATCACAGCAACTTCGTCTGCAACTAGGTTCTCAGTTTATGTTAAAGCAGCAGAGATTGACCAAGTTGAACTACGGTCGTTCAACCCTACCGACTTGGCAATTTTTGAACTGTCTACACAGCAAGTGCTGTCTCAATCTGGATCACCAGATCCTACGATTACAGATGCTGGGAACGGGTGGTATCGCTGCTCTATTACTAGTTCTAGCTCTGCTGCAACTTCTTTCCGTATTTCACTTGCGTCAGGCGGAAACCGCACATTTACACCGATTCCAGGCGCTGGGCTTTACCTCTGGGGCGCCCAGTTAGAGGAGGGTTCCTTCCCCACCAGCTACATCCCCACCGAAGGCTCCACCGTCACCCGCTCTGCTGACGTGGCGAGTATCACGGGCGCGAATTTCAGCTCGTGGTATCGGCAGGATGAGGGGACGGTGTTTGTGGATTTTCAGCTCAATACAGTTTCTGTAAACAACCTTGCCTTTTCCATAAATGACAATTCGTTTGCCAATAGGCAAGCTATCTATACGCCGACAACTACGTCGTTGCGCTACAGGTCAATTACCAGTAACACAAACGACGTAGCTATCTCTTTCGTAACTATTGCTGGCGGCAGGAGAAAAGCTGTCGGTGCATATAAAGTGAATGATTTTGCTTTCGCCCTTGACACAGGAGATTTTCAAACGGACACAAGTGCAGCAGTGCCGCCAGCGACTCAACTGAATATCGGCAGCGAATTTAACGGTGCAGCCTCTCTCAACAACACCATCCGCCGTTTCACTTACTGGCCCGCAAGATTGCCCAACGAAACTCTCCAAACCATCACCCAGTAGCCATGGAAGACGAAATCCTCACACCCCCCACCCCCACGATGTTCCGCTTCCCGGATGAAGCGACGGGCATGGCTGCGCTTGATGCTGCTGGGTTGCTTTTCACCGACGAGGACGGCAACCAGCGCCCCATCACCGCCAGCCACACCCACGCCCTGGTCATCGTTGGCACCATCACCCGTAATGGAGAATGGGATGACGAAGGTAATGTCATCACCCCGCCTGAAGTGCTGGACGGTTGGCACATCAACTATCAAGGTGAAGTGCCTGACGAATGGCTGCAGTATGCGGTGTGGCCTGAGAATCCCGTCAGAGTCTTTTTGGGCTCGTAGTCCTACTCTCTGCTAACCCAAAGCCTACCAATCCGGGACGAGCAACGCACTCCCACCAAGGCATCTGGTCTGCCCTGGTCTGCCTGATTTAAACTTATTAGAGAACTAAAATGATCACCCTTATTCGTCCAATTCTTTTTTCCTTTCTTCAGTCTCAAAGCGTTAAACTACTTATCGTAGATTTGCTAGCTAAACTAGCTGAGTCCACTGATAATGACATTGACGACAAAGCAGTTGAATTTGTTCGTAACGGTCTTTTCCCAAACTTGTGACTATCGACAACGTCTTAACGCATCCTGGGTACTATAACACTCCAGGTAATGCTTATACTGTCTTAGCAGGTGATACTTACACTAGCCAAGTTTTGTCTAGTTATTGTCGTAAAGTAAGTCTTCATGCTGACGGTCATCCTATTTATTTCAAGTTAAATAGCGGTATTGGTGAGCATTACATAAAAACAGATGAACGTATTTACATCACTGTTCCTAAAAACTCCACTCTTCATGTAAAGACAACACAAAGTAACAGTGGTACATGCTACATTAGTGAATATGAGTGGTAGCACCTAACTTTAGCAAGCCTTTTGTAAAATGATTGAAGCAGTAGTATCTGCTACCGTAGCTGTATTAGCAGCAGGCGCAGCACTTACAAATAGACTACACAACAGAATAACAGAATTAGATACACGTGTTGACGCTTTTGAATTACGTGTTGCCACTCAATATGTTCCTCAAGAACAGTTTAGTGAAGCAATTACTAAAATGGAAGCGCATATGATCCGTATTGAGACTAAACTTGACCAAATGCTATTAAAAAATGGCTAAAAACCGTGCTAATGAAGACGTATTTAACGAACTTCATAATCTAATTACACGGGAGTTTTTAGCACGCATTAAATCTGGTGAAGCAACTACACAGGACCTTAAAGCAGCCTGTGATTGGTTAGCTAAAAATGATATCACTGGTGTAGCCGTTGAGGGTTCTGCTCTCAG